GTGAGTTCGAATCTCACCGCCTCCGCCACACCACTAGGACTGGCGCGGTTCTCCAAGAGATCGGCGCCAATTCCCCCCAAAGAGTCCCCCAATCCAATAGGCGACAGAACCGAGCCGCACCGGAGGATATTGGTCGGACCGAAGTCCCCAAAGTCCCCAATGTCCCCAGGCGGTGCCGGCGATCAGCAAGATATTGCTGCGGTCAGCAACACATTGCTCGGGTCAGCAAGCTATTGCTGCCGGCGCCCGCCTGAGCCGGCCCTCGGCGATCGCCCGCTCGAACTGCCGCTCGTCGAAGCCGTGATCCTCGAGGTCGACCTTCAGCCTGGCGCCTGGGCGAAGTGAGACACGATCGCCATCGTCGCGGCCGAGCGTGACGCAGGCGACGACCTCGTACACGACCTCGGTCATCGGATGAACAAGCGGATGAGCAGCAGCACGGCGGAGACGGCGGCCAGCGCCAACCCGACGTAGAACAACATCTCGAAGATCATCGACGACAGCATGTAGGCCCTCCGTACAGGCGCCAAGCGGCGCGATCGGCATGGCGCATGGATAAGGTGGTCCACCTCGCACGCATTACGCCTCTGCGAACCCTGGTGGCCGTGGCAGTCGCCGGCAGTCCTGCAAGACGGTGGAGGTCCTCCGGGCTGACGCGGGAGACTTGCGTGCCCTGCAGGCGGCGGTGCCGGTGGCTCGGCATCGAGTCCATGCCGTCGACGCTATGCCTTGCCTTGCCTCGCGCCGACGGTGACGAACATCATCTCGTTGTCGGTTGGCACCATTGGCGGGACGCCTCGCCGTTGATGACCTCGATCTCGACCAGGTGGCCGGATTCGACGTGCTCGGCAGCGTCGGCCGGCGGCAGGCGGACCTGCTCGCCGGTGCTCAGGATGCGGCCGTACAGGTAGACCGGCTTGGCGCAGCGGTAGCGGCGCAGGACGTAGGTCGCCATCAGGTGATGCCGCTCAGGACGCGGATCGCGTCGTTGTTCAGCACCGCCAGGTCGCAGCTCACCAGCACCCTGACGCCGACGATGCCGGCCTGGAACTTCGCATACGGGTTCAGCTCCAGCTCGAACACGCCCGGCCCCCACAGCCCGAGCACCGCCTGGCTGAAGTCGCCATGCACGATCGTCTGCGTGCCGCAGGCCGGAGTCGCATACGCCGGCCGGTTCAGGATCCTGTCGTCCTGCCAGCAGAACGGCGCCACGCCGGCAGAAGTGCCGATCGCCCGCTCGGCCAGCAGCGTCCTGACGTCCGGCGAGCCGATGAACTTGTGGCTGGCCTCGGTGACGTAGGCGTCGGCGACTGCTTCCTGCTCGGCCAGCAGGTCGGCATACGCCAGCCCGGTGCCGGTGGTGACCGTCAGGTCGGTGTTGTTCAGGAACCCGAGCGGCTCCTCGGTGCCGGTGCCGCTGATGATCGCGGTGTCCAGCAGCTTGCCGAGCGTGCGGCGGAGACTGCGGCCGACGAAGGCGTCGACGCCGGGAGACTGCACCAGCAGGTTGCGGCTTATCTCAACGTAGCCGCCGGCGTGCTTGGGAGACATCGTGACCGCGCCGAAGGTCGGCAGGCTTGCCGTGGCCGTGCCCAGCTCGGCGACCCAGTAGCCGGTGCCGCTGGTGACTTCCTGCGCCACCTGGACGTCGTACTGCAGGCCCGACAGCGTGTTGATGCCGGCGTCGAATGCGACCGAGTAGCCGGCCAGCGCCTCGCCGATCGTCACGTTCAGGTTGTCGGCCAGGTAGCCGCCGCTGGCGCCGGTGCCGACCACCATGGCCCGGTTCAGCAGCGCGCCGAACGGGAGGATGACCTTGTTTTGATCGTATCCACGGCCGGCACGGTGCGCCATCTCCTGCGCCACCTCGGCCTCGAGACCGTCGCGCAGCCCGGCTCCGCCCTCGGCCGTCATGGCGCGGATCGCGCGCACGATGCTGAATCGGTGGCCGCGGTTCTCGGCACGTTGCCGCTCGGCATTCTGGAAAGTCGCCGCCGCTTCCTTGACTAGTAATTCGGCAGCTCGACGCTGGCGTGCAGCGTCCGATAACACCAGGTTGAAGTCGTTGTAGTCCATGTCTTTACCTCGCCGTGACCGCGCAGAGGTGCGCAGTCGTTGAAAAGAATCTACGGCGAAGGTAGCGGCTCGACTGCGGAGATCGCGGGGACATCTCCGCGCGGGCGGACAGTCCCGTTGGCGCAGATTTGCGCTAACGGGAACCGACATCTCCGCACGCGCACGGGCGGATAGGTTCCCGTCGTGGCAACTTTGCCACCACGGGAGACATCTCCGCACGCAGTAGCCGCGGAACTTCCGTTCGGACAGGTTTTTCGGGATTAGCACCGTGGTGCTAAAAGTCAAAAAGCTAGCGCGCTGGCTTTTTGATAGCGGACGCAAGTACTTGAGTCTCACCGCGCGCGACCGCGCGCGCCTCACCGCCGCACCCGGAACAGCCCGCAGCCCCGCCGATCGCCGACCCGCTCCAGAGCCGGCAGGCGCGCGAGGATGCGCCCCAAGTGAACCGCCGGCCGGTCGCCGTCGAGATCGACGAGACGGTGTACCGCGTCGAATAGCGCGCCGTCGTCGTTGGCGGCCTCGATGACTCCTCCGGCGGTGAACGGCGCCGAGGCGAAGTAGGTCTCCAGTGCGTCGAGCAGGTCGGCGTGCTTTGTCCCGGCGCTGGGACGATCCTCTGCGTCCCACGGCTGGGACGCAGTTAGCCGCGCCTCGATCCGGTCCAACCGCTGCGCGATCTGCAGCAGGCCGGCGGCGAGCACCTGGCGCAGAAGATCGTCGGTCATCACCAGCCCGCCCGCCCGCCGATGACGCCGCGCACCGGCCGCAGCGAGCGCACCGCCGGCTGCGGTGGCCTTGCAGGCGCCGTCGAATCGGTGTCGGTGCCGACCGGCTTATCGGCCCGCGGCCGGCGGACGATCGAGTGCACCGACAGCATGTGCGCTGCGGCGGCGTTCAGCACCTCGCAGTCCAGGTAGTGATTCGCCTTCTTCGACCTGACCCACACCACGTCGCCGTTCGCTTTTACTACCCGGCTCTCGGCGATCACCTGCTCGCAGTAGTCGTCGGTTGCGTCGGTGGGCAGGTGCCACGCCCCCGGCTGGTCGACCGGCCAGCGGATGCGGCCGTGCACGAAGGACTTGAAGTACGAGGCGTCGACGTGCGCCAGGGCGATCCCGCGGCGGCGCTCCTTGCCGTTCGGTGCGACGTCGAGCTTGACGATGCTCACCGGCTTGTCGCGGCTCGCGTGGCCCTTGGTCGGGAACACCTTGCCCTGATGCGACCTGGCGAAGTTGTACACGGGGTCCGGGCGGAAGCCGGAGTCGACGAACATCAGGCGGATGCGCTTACCGCCCCACTCCATCAACAACAGGGCGGCCAGGTCGCTCCACACGTCGGCCCGGTCGGTCTCGCCGAACAACTCGCCGTGGCGGATCAGCCAGGAGGTCGACTGGTTGCCCCAGGCGCGCACGGCGAACACGAGACGATCCTTCTGCACGTCGACGCCGCAGGTGAGCACGAAGGCGTCGGCCGGCAGCTCGTCGGAACGATAGGCACCGCGCAGCGCGGCGACCGTGCCCGCCTCTGGCGCATCGCCCTGCAGCATGAACAGCTCGCCGAACACGGTGTTCTTGATCGCCTGCACGCGGCCCGGCTCGCCCGATCGCGCGGCCTCGATCCACAGCGCCGCCGCCTGCCCCCAGGACCGCCACGGTGATGCGAGCCCCGAGACCCAGAAGGATGCGGTGTCGCTCTCCGCATCTCCGGTCAGCTCGAACCGGCCCGCGGCGTTCATGCCGGCCCGGTGCTTGTCGGCGATCAGGCTGCCGCAGTGCGGACAGGCGAGGCGGGCTTCCCGCTTTGCCTTCGCCGGCGAGGACTTCTCCGGCCACTTCAACAGGTCGAACGTCGGCACGAAGAACGTCTCGCAGTCCGGGCACGGCCATGACCACCGGAACCGCGTGCCGCTCTCGTACAGGCTCCAGATCGGCGAGGCGCCCTCCAACGTCGGCGTGCTGGTCACGATCACCTTGCCGTCCGGGTAGGTCGCCGTGCGAGCCTCGGCCAGCGCCACCGGATCACCTTCGCCGCCCACATCGCCGGTCATGCGGTCCCGCTCGTCGATCAGCACCAGCGCCGCGGCGTGACTCGACAGTTCGATGGCGGAACCGGCCCAGGCGAACCCGAGCCGCTGGCCGGCGATCGTCTTTTCCGTCACCTTGTCGGCCGTCTTGCGGCGGTCGAGCTTGGCGTCGAGCGAGGGCGTGCTGCGGATCATCTTCGCCACCCGGCTGGTCGAGATCGACTCGACCTGGCGCTGGCTGGCGCCGATGAAGATCACCGGCGCCGGATCGTCGTCGAGGCGGTGCCCGATGACGTTTAACAGGTACTCGGTTTTCGACATCTGGCTGCCGCACACGAGCACCACGCGCCGGTACTGCGGATCGACGGAGGCGCGCATGATCGGCGCCATGTACGGCACGCGCGAGGTGCGCCACGGCCCCGGCTCGGCGCTGCCGGCCGGCAGGATGCGGTTCTCATCGGCCCACACGTCAGGCGTCCTCGCCAGCGGCGCCCGGATCGCCTTCGCCATGCGGTGCACCGCCGGCCAGAGCTTCAAGCTCACCGGCGGCGGTATTGCGGATGCGTCTGCACTCATCGAATAGCACCTTTCGTACTGCGGCCGGATCGGGATCGCCGGCGATCTGACCGGCGACCCGTCCCGGCAGGCCGTCGAGCTGCGAGCCGAACAGCACGCCGACCCGCTCGACCATGACCTCGACGTCGGCGATCGGCACGAGCGCCTTCTCGGTGACCCGGTTCTTGAACTCGACCGCCTTGCGCTGCGCGTCGGTCAGCTTCAGCTTCGCCGCCGCCAGGTCGCCGCTGGCTTCCCGGTCGTGCTTGATGTAATCGAGGTAGCGCGGCACGCAGGCGAAGGGGTCGAACCGCTTGCCCTCGCGCGGCAGCACGCCGTTGGCGTGCAGGCGCAGAACCGTGCGCCCGGTGACGTTGAGCAGGCGGCCCAGCTCGGGAGCGGTCAGTTGAAAACTGGACATGTGCGGAAAACCTCAGACCGTCTCAAACATCGAGCCGCAACATGTCCCGCAGGGGAGTTATCCACAAGGACCCCGATGCATCGCATCACGCCTTCGCCTCCCCGTGCTTGTCGAGCATCTGCATCAGCCGCACGCCGAACTCGAGGGAGTCCGCCGGCTTCGGCACCCTGACCTCGAAGGTGGCCTCGGGGATCGCCATCACGAGCACGTCGTACTCGGTGCTCGCGTCGGTGTCGTAGATCAGGACGTAGCGGCGGTCGGGTCGCTCGGCGAGCAGGTCGAGCAGGCGGCGGCGCCGATCCTCGACCGCCTGCAACTCAGCCAGGATCTCGTCCTTCGCCTCCCTCATCTGGCCTTGCAACTCCGGGGTGATCCGGCCGCGGGCGATCACCTTCTCGCCCTCGAGCCGGAACCGCACCCCGGCCGCACTGAACCGGTCGAGGGCGTTCACAGCTCGACCTCGGAGGAAACCGGTTCAGGCGAAGTCCCCGAAGTCCCCGAAGTCCCCAGATCGGCCCCGGCTTGGGGATGTTGGGGATGTTGGGGACTTGGCTCCGGCGAATATCTCCGGGCGGCGACCCGGTACTTGATGTTGCCCACCGACTTCCCGAGCCGGCGGACCTCGATCCCGATCTGGCGCAGGGCGGGACCGGCGCGGCGGAGCACATCGCCGAAGCCCTTAGCCGACCTCGGCCAGGACTCGGCCCCCATCGGCCGGAACCGCTCGACCTCGGTCAACAAGTCCTTCAGCACGATCTCGACCTCGCGGCGGCCTCGAGCATCGAACCAGTCGACCAGGGCGGCGGCAGCCGGGGAGGCGTCGAGCGTCCGATGCACGGCGTCGGTCCTGCTCGCGTTGAACTGGTCGAGGAAGACGGTCCCCTTCTTCTTCATCACCTCGGCGATCGCAACGCCGAGCTTGGCGAACTCGATCAGGCGCGGCCGCTGGTCAGCGGGAAGGTCGACACGCGGGAGGCGGGCGAGGGCGGCGGCGAACACGTCGAGCAGGCCGCCGAGGATCGCGGCGTGATCACGATCGAACCGCTCGAGCA